GAGAGCAACGCTATAGACAACTGGGTGGACAACAAGATCAGGTTTATTGAGGAGCAGATGGGCATAGCAATAGCCGACCCCCACCTCGCGGATCGGCTTGCCACCCAAGCTAGCCAGTATATTTACCGTTCCACAGTAGGCCTGGCAGGGGACACGGCCCTCACCAACACGATGCAGACGTTCAATGCGTGGGCAGAATCAGGGAACCTTAGTGGAGCCATGAAGAAGTTCTTTGCTAGTCCCGAGGCTAAGAAGGCCTACGCTGAGATCAAGGCCCTAGAGAAGAGTGGGGCTGACATCGGTATCCTCCACGAGATGCAACACTACATGCACCAATTCCAAGGTGATTCATTCGGCGGTAGCACTGAGGGTGTGGGCCCAGAGTGGTTCAGGAAGTGGGACAAGGCTCTGACCTTCTACACCATGAAGCCGATGGCTTGGACCGAGAACCTCAATCGTGGTATCACTCTTGTGTCTGCACTAGAGGCGGCCAAGAAGCAGGGACTAGACTTCAACCACGCTCTCCTGATGGGCTACTCCAGAGCCTCTCGGATCCACCAACCCCTTCGACTGTCTGAGGCTGCTCAGAAAGCTCTACTAGACGTCCAGAAGGTCCAGTTTGGTTATGGAGCTGCCTCCCAAGCTCCCTACCTCCAGAACCCCTTGGTGAAGCTCCTCACCCTGTTTCACTCCTACCCGACTAAGCAACTCCAATTGATCAGCAACAACATGGGTTGGGAATGGAATAAGATGGTCAGAGACCACGGAATGATGGCCGTATTCCATCCCACCGGAGCCTTCATGAGGTACACGGCTCTGGCAGGTTTGACTGTTGGCATTGGAATGGCTCTAAGAGCTGTAGGGGCAGAACCCGGTTCCCTTGGCTCCTTCCTCCCTCAGCTGGTTGGTGTCACTCTGAAGCCAATTATGCTTCTTTACAATATGTGGCAGGGCCATGAGAGAGTTACTGGACGTCAGTGGGCTGATGCCACCAAGAACCTCGTCTATCACATGGGTGTTCCTGGTCAGCGCTATTGGCACGAGAAGTTAGGGTTCCATCCACTCAGTGCTCCCGTTCAAAAGGTTTTCAACCCCAGTGAACTTGATCGAGGCTGGCTTACCAATCCTGAGGGCATCGTCGCCTCTATGCAGCGTGGTTTCACAGTCAACTTCAAAGGTCAGAGAATGTACGACACGGATTGGTCCGAGCTCACTCGCCTGACCGGTGTCACATGGGGTCGAGCAGCCGAGCAGCGTGCCTTTGCTCGTGAGGCCTTCCGCATGGACGCTGAGTGGAAAGAGGAACAAGAATACGTCCTTAGCAGGTTCTTGAAGACCCAGAACGAGGACCTCATCATGGAGTTCAACGAAAAATGGGCGCCTCTACACCCGGAGTTTGCACTGACGCCGGACGACATTGCCACGTATCTACACTCGGCCCAACTCCCCTACGTCGTCAGGGCGATGAAGCCCCACCAGATCATCGGGGTCATCAACAAGACCGGAAAGATGCCCTGATCTCCCTGAAGCAGGAACAGTGGGGACCCCTTGAGGAGGATCCCCACTTCATTCCCTGGACTAACCTCCTAGAGGAAGTGTACCAGCCCTGATCGTGTAGACTGTGTTCTGGATCTGGTCACCCTGGTGCACCGTGATCGTGTTGCTCTGAACCAGGGTCTCGATGGCCTTCCTGAACTCCCATGCATCCATGTAGAAGATCATCTTCTGCAGGAGAGCAGCGTGCGTCATACTTCCACCAGACGCCCTTAACTGCCTGACGATCTTCTCGGTCAAGGAGCCCACCGGACGGATGCCGAGCCACTTGAAGGTCCCCACCATGCTATCCTCGAGGAACTTCAAGATCCGGCCAGCACACTTCATGTGCTCCAGGTTGATGGTCTGGCGACCTTCACAGATCCCTAGGACCATTGCCAACCTCAACAGGTGGTCAGGTTTCCGCTCATGGTAGCCGGCCATCTTCTCGTCCTCTGGCACGTTACCCTTGTTGGACGCATACCAGAGGTTGTACCACTCGGCATCGTCCTTGTGCTCGAACTTGACCTCTCCAACCTCCTGGGTCCTTAGGAGCTTGAGGTAGTTCGGGAGCGCAGGAGGTACGTCACGCACGGTAGGGATGGGAAAGCATCTCGGGGTATCTTCTTGGACAACGAAAAGCAGTCTGGACATAAAGCCACCACCAAATGCATCTTGAGGTATGGCAGTGATGAGCCAGTCTGGTGTAGAAGCCCCCATGAAAGTGATGCTACAGTTCTTGATGAGGATCTTCCCCCCACCCTTGGTCTGTGTGCTCCACTCGTCCGGGTTGTCAAAGAGCGCGGTGAGGAGCGTGATGAGCCCTTCGTTGTACTTTTGCTTGCCAAGAAACACCGCCAGTTCCGGAGCGAAGATGAGGCCTTCCCCATCCCTCTCCGCCAGGATCTTGCCGCTGTTGTCGATCTGGTTGGTACTCAGTGCAGTCGCCAGAGCCTCTGGGGTGATCTTGTCTGCGATGACATTCACCCCAGCCTCACTCAGCTTCATCATCTTCAACGCTAGCATCAACGCACTGGTCTTCCGACACTTCCCGGTGGGAGCAACGAGGATGATCTGGTGGTTGGGGTAGATCTTGTAGTAGCCCTTGTTGAACCACGCCTTTCTACCCACGCATGTCCCTATCGTGGCAACACCAGCCATGAAGTGGAACACTGCGGGAGCCTCACTGAGCATGGTGAAGTCCACGTACTGCTGGAGCCAGCCCTTCGTTGGCACTAGCTCCAGGAAGGGCTCACTGTTGTCCATATCCATTCGGGAGTCCGATCCTGTCAGCAGCTGGCCACACCAGGTGCATTGCGTCGATGAGGTCGTTGATGAGCTTGTTGACCTCCCCTCTACTCCTCATGTGATAAGGCTCTCTCATGAGGCCGGGGATCTGCACGGTGATCACATCGGTCCCGTACGTGACCTTAGGCGCGGCCATGGCAGATGTCCCGGAACCGCTCCATCTGGAACACGCACTTGTCGATCAGCCGTTCGTCCATGTCCATCATCAGGTCGATCTTCCCCAGCCCCCTGAGGTCGTCGTAGATGTTCTTGTCGTGGATGGCCGCCTTGATGGGCTTGGACGTGTCGATCGAACACCACGGGAGGTTGAGGTCTAGGAGGAACTGTAGCTCACTCATGTCTACCAACCCGAGGTAGTGATACCAGATCTCGGTATCCGGTTTCGTCATGAGAAGTCCAGCTTCCTTGATCGCTATCATGAACTCTCGCCTCATGTACCTGAACGGGACACAGATGATGTTGGTCCCCAGCTTGAGGTAGTCCTCATAGCACTGGACCCTATCCTCCAGGTTCTCCCCACAGATCACCCCAGCCACCTCACAATCAAACATCTTGACACAGATCTTGTGAGCCTCGAGGGTCATCCGACGTTCGGTCGGGAAGTCTGGGCTGATCATCACCCCCGGCTTGATCAACTTCACTGCTCGCATCAGGTCCTGGACACTCATCGGACTGTCCAGCTCGTACATCCCGTTGTCCATCACGTTGCCTTCACCATACGACATCCGGTAGTGCTCGTTGGTGAGGGCCATATGAGCCAACGTGAAGTCATAGTCCTGGTGACCCTTCAGCTTCATGATCCCGCTGACAGGAATCTCGAAGCTGACCTTCATGCCCGGCGTAACACGACTGAGTGACATCTGTCCCCCTATCTGTCGTCTAGTTCTCCGAAGGTCCTACCTACCTTGACTCCCACGGGAATCTTGAGTCCGGGTATCCTTTCCCTCTCCATGATCTCTTTGATCTTTCCGCTGTCGAACCCAACTGGCTGCTCAACGAGGAGTCCGTCGTGGAAGTCTCCGATGGGGTGGATGTCCCACTTGTGCTGGGTATGGGTATTGCCACAGACGTTGCACTCGACGGGACGGGGACTAAGCTCACCCTCTTCCCAGACGTCTGCAACTTGCTCCATGAAATAGTCATGAGCACTTGCCTGTGGGTAATGTGATCGAATCTCGCGGATATCGTCATCTGCAAGAGCCCAGACCCCATTGACACGGGGACAGTCCATGAAGTAGCGACGCCGGCCGTAGTAAGATCCACACCAGCCGTTGTTTCTGACGTGGTTGATCTCTCCGTCTTGGAACGGCCTGACTCTCGGGGCTTCCTCGAAGAACGTGTTGAAGACGAACTGGGCTTCGCTGAGCGGGATGTTGTAGCTTTCGGCAATGCTAGGGGCCTCCCTTCCGTAGCCGACGCCGAAGACGACAAACTTCGTAAGAAACCTCTCCATTGGTGTGACGTCATCGTACCGCTTCTTGAAGAGAAGACTCGCGAACCGTCTGTGAACATCACCTCCCAGCCGGAGCGCCTCAAGAGCTTTTTCGTCCTTAGCGCCGTAGACAAGGAATCTGAACTCAACGGTGCTATTGTCATAGTACCCAAGCTCGTAGCCCTCCGGAGCCACGAAGATGGCCCTTGCCTTCGGCGGGTAGGTATTCACCGGTGGATCGGTGCACGCCAGCCTCCCGCTGTGTGTCATTTGAGATCCTCATCTTCTTCGTCCGCCTGACTTGCCATCTTCCAGTTGGGGTGGATCCGACTCTTGTCGTCCACCGGGCAACTGTAGTAGGTACTCGCCAACTTCCTGTCGGATCGGACCTGCTGGAGTCCTTGGAGGAACTGCAGGGCTCTCTGATCGTTGATCCTCTTGGCCAGCTCCAGCTGGTTCTTGATCATGTTCTTGTCGAGGTTGTACCGCCTCAACTTCCTGTTGTAGGGTAGGGCGTATCCCATCCCCTGCCATGCCTTAGCCACCTGCTGAGGACTCAGAGGGTTGAAGTACTTGTCCCCCGTCATCTGCTGCATGATGATGGTGTTCTTAGCCTCCTCCTGCAACTTTTCCCCGTGGAGAGCTTGCATGGTGGGTAGGTCGATCTGCATGCCATGCTGCTTCATCTGCATCACGACAGCAGCGTACCTCATGACATTCTTGAACAGCCTGACCATCCCCAGCTCCTCTAGCTCCTGGACCTGGTAGTCACGGATGATCTGGGTGGCGTCCACGTCCCGACAGCAGTACCACTCCTTCCGGACGTTGAACTGGTCCTTGTGGTACTTGAAGTCGGTGTACATGGAGATCAGGAAGGCAAGGCTTCGAGGGAGATAAGGATAGAGAAGGTGCGAGCACAGCAGGGTGTCGTGACTGGTTGCTCCGACCGGAAAACCGTTATCTCGGAGCCTGGGGATGTCGAAGGACCATCCATTTTGAGTAGTGATTCGACGGCATCGGCCAAAAAGCTTGAGCAGCAGTCGGACTGTGAAGTCGTTGTCTGGTCTGACGACGAGAGCTTCTCCTGGACGTATACCAAGACCGATAAGGTCAACGGCTGTCCCTTGGAGATCCGTTTCGATATCCAGCGTGAGATCTGCGTCTGTATCACATGCTTCATCCACGAACCTCTGGAACTCCGTGGGTGTCGGATCGGTGTTGTAGTTAGACTTGGGCTCCTGGTAAGGCCCAGGCGTACTTGCCAGCCTCTTGGCTTTCTTGAGGACCGCTATACAGAAGTCCCATAGTCTCCGCTGTCGCATGATGTAGGCCGGGTGGAGAACCGCGACCGCTTTGAACGTCTTACCTCCGATCGTAATCGGAAAGTAAGAACCTTGCCAGTCTGTGATCTGTCCCTGGACGAAGACTTGGAGTGCTGTGTTGCCCAGAAGGACGATAAGCTTCGGGTTAACCCGGAGTATTCTCCTGAAGAGGGACGGGACCTCATCAGGGAGGCTAGCGAGATCAATGTTGTTGTCCGGTGGTCTGTGTTGGATGACGTTGTCGAGGTAGCAGTCATCTCGCCTGATCCCAGCCTGAATGCACCACGCTGTGAGTATCCGCCCTGCACCACCCTGAAAGGGCATTCCTGCCTGGTCTTCATCCGCTCCTGGTCCCTCCCCTATAAACATGATGGGGGGATCGGATGGCCCGATCCCCTCAACATGCTTGGTCCCTGGAAACTTGTTAGCGCACTTACAGTCCAGCAATCTCGCGCCACCGCTTGAGGTACCACTCAGCCTTGTCCAGGGCCTTGCTGATCTCCTTCTTGTTCCCCACACTCATTGGAAGTGGTCTCCAGTAGTAGTGGGCTCTGGTCACGTACTTCACCACGTTGGCCAGGTGGAAGGGAAGCTCCTGACTCTCGATCAGGTCGATGGGCTCGACTTTCCCTCCCCTGTAGTGCGAGGCGTGAGGAGCCGATGCTTTATCCGCTGCTTCACGATCTCGTAGATCGGACTGTCTTGCGGCGGTATCATCCTGTTGAGCAGGTCCTCCGCCTCGCAGTACATCTTCAGCAGCGCTGGACCGTTGGGTGACCTCATCGACTGAAGGTACTCCTGGCACAGCGAAGCTACCCTCAAGTCGAGCGCGAGTACGAGACACGTCCATTCCGACCCAGTAAGTACCAGAGGCGAGGTCGTCGAGCCTTCGAGCGATATCCCGTAGCTCGAGTACTGTGGCTTCTCGGAGCTCATTCCAGGTCATCTCCCGTTCCCGTTCACGATCGCCATGAACTCGGCCCTGACTTCCGGCTTCTCGAAGAACACTCCCGCCAGAGCCGACGTAGTCACGTGTCCGCTGCTCTTTACTCCTCTCATCTTCATGCACAGGTGCTCCCCCTTGATCACGCAGGCTGCTCCCTGCAGCTTCAATCTCTTCATGAGAAAGTCTACGACGTCCACTCCCACTGCCTCCTGGATGACGAGTCTCCTCGCAAACTTTTCCACAAGCCTGGGGATCTTCGAAAGGCCGGGCACATACCCCTTTGAACGCGGGATGTAGCCAACGGCAACTTCCATACTGATCGGCAGGAGATGATGCGGACACATGCCCCATGTCTGATGCCCCCTGTGTACGATCATCTCTGCATACCCATGGCCGGGGAACATGCTCCAGGTGATCTTCGGAGGACCCAGGAGTTCCTTGTACATCCTTGCCACCCGCTCGGGGGTCCGCTTGAAGTCGGGATGCTTGATGTCTGCACCGAGACCCTCGAGGATGTTAAGCACCCCTAGCTGGATGAGCTTCTGGTTCACTTCTTCTCGCTGCCCTCTTCGTCGTCGTCCAGCATCTCCTCGTCACCGATCTCCTCGACGTCCTTGCAGCCCTCGCACTTGAAGCTGTCCAGCGTCACCCCCGCCTTGACCATCTTAGCGGTGTCATCCTCGGTGACGTAGGCCTCGATGTTGTCGCCGCACCCACCACATACCAGCTGGTTCATCATCTCACCCCAAGTGCCTTGTGAAGTTGGTTGGACATCCTGAACGTTGGATTCGCCAGCACCAGTCCCAGCGTCTTCTCCACCATAGGACTGTCCCAGGTGTTCTGCTGGTTGGCTGGCTGTAGGTACATCGGCTTGTTCCACTTCTGGTAGGGCTGAGTCTCTTCCATCGTGAACTCCTCATCCACGATGAACTTGAACTGGGTCACGTCCTGACACACGACCTCGTCACACGGATGTCCGCGCTTCGGACTGGCGGTGATGGTGTGGACGTACCACATCCAGTTGGCCCACCTCAGTCCGTTGGTCTCCATGTGGATGTGAAACCGGTCTGCATGAAGCTTCCTGACGAGAGGGTCTAGAGAGGAGTGGATCGACGGCTCCCCACCAGTCAGACAGACGTGGTGAGTCCCGAAGCTCTTCACCTTCGCGTAGACCTCGTCCGTCAGCATCTTCGTGTACTTCAGGGACCACAGCTTACCCTCTCGGTCCTTGTAGCCGTTGACGATCGTGTCTGGCTGGTCACACCACTCACACTGGAGGTTGCAACCAGCCACTCTCACGAACACCATTGGCTGACCGGCGTAGAGGCCTTCGCCCTGGATGGAGTAGAAGATCTCGTTGATAGAGATCATGGCAGGCGGTACGTGACCCAGCAGTTCCTGGTTTCCTGTACCATCACAGACTCCAGATACAGGTCACTGTACTTCGGACGGAGACTCTTCATCTCCCCCTCCACGAGATTGTAGATCTCCTCGGCGAGGAACTCTGACGTGACGTTCCGCTCGTTGAGGACCTCGTTGAGGTTCTGGTGATCGAACCGCTTGAACACTGCCCTGTCCAAGACACCCTTCAGGACGGCGAAGTCCACGATAGCATTGGGCTCCGCATTCAACTGGCCACTCCACGTCACTTCCACGACCCAGCTATGACCATGGGTCCGATGGCATGGCGACCAGTCCCAGTCCTCTAGCCGGTGTGCAGCCTCGAACTCAACCTTTCTTGTGATCAGCATCGACTAACCTCAGCATTCGGGCTATTACCGCGTTCACAACTTTCACTGTGCAGTTTCTACACAGGAACCTCTCGCCCTGAGCGCTGATGCTGATGTCCCGACCTTGCACCACACTTCCGTCATGGCAGAGGTCACACTTAATCATCGCCGTCGTACTCTAGGCAGGTGGCCGCATAGCTCTCGAGGCTCTTGTTCTTGGGAGCCCCGTTGAGGAGGTAGTGCTTGTACCCTCCCCTCACCTTCGTCCACCTGCCTAGAGCACAGTACATCAGTACTCCTGCCTTGACCTTAGCGTGTGTGCAGTCTGCGCACGTCCTAGACCCGTGCGTAACCGCCGACACGGTTGCGGTACTGCTGCACACCGTCCTTCATCACCGGCTTGTTGTACGCCTGCGTGACGGGGTCCTTCTCCATGCGGGCCTCGAGCGTCACTCCGACCCGCAGCCACAGACCGATCAGGGCCACGGAGTCGAAGCCCTCAGGTCCGGGGAAGAGCTGGGCGGCTTCGGTGAGCTGCTTCACCCGCCACAGAGCGTTCTGCGACAGGGACAGGTCGTCGAAGATCCGCCGGCCGTTGGCGTTGGGGTGCTCCGTGTCGTTGTTGACCACGTACTCCACGTGGAGCACCTTGTTGCCGGGCGTGTTGCGGGAATCCCTCAGCTCCGCCTTGTCGATACGGCAGAGGTAGGAGCCCTCGGCGAGGGTCTCGAACTGAGGGCCGTCGGTGTCGACGTTGGTGAGGTTGACTGGGACAAAGGTCATGTCTTGGCTCCTGGTTGTGGTGTGGACTGCCCGCGCAGGAACGCGAGTGTGTCGTAGGCGTCACGCTCACAGATGATTTGGCTGGGAGCTCCTGGGACGCGTGACTTGGCGAACCACATCGGGTCTGGCTGAGTGATCAGCGCCCTCTTTGGACCCTGAGGAGTGCTAACTGCCATCATGTGGTACACCTCGTCCATGAGATAGCAAATCTCCGGACCTAACTGCTTCCCTGACAAGCCGGGACCTCCCACGATCCGGCCCGTGTTCTCGTCCTTGTCCACGCCCTCGCTGCAAGTGAAGATGACCCACTTACCCTTGTAGGTTAGCTTGCGGAGGTCACGGACCAAGTTACGAGTCCTCTCGATCATCAGACCCCAATCCTGGAGGACTGGGAGCTCTGCGAACTTCCGACTCCCTGGGATCGCCAACACACCGGCCATCAACACCTTGCAGACCTCGTTGAGGGTGTCGATGACCACCGCGGCATAGTCCTGGTCCTGCTGCAGAAACTGGATGTAGCGGATGATCTTGGCGTAGTCGTCGATGGGTCCGTTGTCCAAGAGGGGGATGTGCTTGATGACCTTCACACCTCCCTCAGCCTCGAGGAACAACGCCCTCTTACCTTGAAGCTCAGCCACCTTGGATGCGAACTTGGCCGCCTCGGTGGTCTTGCCCATGCCTGAGGCTCCGTAGATGAGGATGCTGGAGACCTCAGCATGCTTGACCTCGCTCATCGGGATGATCCCGAGAGAGGCCTTGGCCGCAGCACTCACTCCGCCCATCGGGATCACGCTAGGCTGTGGGATTGACATTCAGCCTCTCCAGGGTCTTCTCCTCGTGTGTGACTTCCTCGATCTTGTACCCCAGGGTCTCCGCGAACGCTGCTCTGTCGGTATTGAGGCAGAGCCTACGGAAGGAGCACTCCCCCCAGGCATAGCAGCTGTGAGGACTCATCGGCCAGCGATCCTCCTCATAGGCATCGATGATCTCATCCGCGACGTGGTTGAGGTCCGCCTCGAACTCCTGGAGGTGATGGTCCTCGAAGATCACCCAGTCTCGGACGGTGTCGGGGTTGTTGGTGCATCGGGTGACTTCGATGATGGCTCCCTTGATGTTGGGGAATCGCTCTCGGTAGTACCAGGCGTATCCTCTGATCTGGTCGTCCAGTTGGAACTGTGCCACCACGTTCGACGGGATACGCTTACCAAACTTCCTCTCAACGACCCAGTCCGCCCCGTTCCACTCGGCGATGCCATCGGCATCTCCTGTGTAGTAGACTTCCCAGGTTCCTCTCCACCTATCAGGGAGCCGTCTCATGAACGGCCCTCGATGATCCTTGAACACCAGACCGTCAGGGTTGTCCAGGTTCCTCTTGAAGTACTCGGTGAGTCCAGCCTCCAGGAGGGGATCAGCGTAGTGCACCTTCGCGATGAGCTCACCGGCTACCATATCAGCCATGGCCTCCCGCTGAGGGTGCTTCCAGAACGCATCGACCATCTCGTGCCCCAGAGTGCCCCGGATGAAGTAGTCCGGCTCTACCTCTGTCCTCAGCCGTTTGACCCCGACCCAGTAGGCCTTCCTGTGGCACTGGTTCCAAGTCATCCGGTAGGAGTGAGACAGCAGCAGTCTTCGTATGCCGCCGTCTTCTTGGATCGTCATTTCCTCGGCTCCTTCCACGTCGTTGTTTTACCACCGCCCTCGCACACCAACAGCACCAGGTAGATCACCACCAAGCCCACCACGACCCAGTACTCCGGCAGCCAGTAGTCAAGGAGCCAGGGCAGGATCCACAATCCCCGCCTCCTCGAACCCCTTGGCCCTCACCATGCACGACGGACAAGTCTTGCAAGGCTCTGCACCACCCGCGTAACACGACCACGTGAGGTCGAGGGGAGCACCGATTAGCTTGCCGAGCTTGATGATGTGGGCTTTGCTGGCGTTGTTGAGGGGACTGTAGATGTTACAGGGCCATCGCAGACCAGCACCAAGAGCCTGTTGCATTGCCCACAGAAACCGAGGTCTGCAGTCTGGGTATCCACTGTAGTCCTCTGCATTCCATCCACCCACGATACCGTGACATCGGAGGGCATCCGCCATACCACCAGCGATTGACAGCATAACGATGTTGCGCCCCGGAACGTAGGTAGCACTAACATCCTGGCCCTCCTGATCCTTCTCCGTCTTCATCGCTGCTAGGTGGTCGAACCCTTCCGAAGGTAGGAGAGCAGTGAGACCGCGGAGGTGCTCGAAGTTGAGGTTGATGACCTGTGGAGCCGGAACTCCTGCATGCTCACAGATGACTCTGCAGTGAGCCAGCTCTTTCGCGTGGCTCTGTCCGTACTGGAAGTGAAGGGTCTTGACGATCGTGAAGTGGCGCTCGAACTTGGCCATCCAGAGAGCCACGGTACTATCCAACCCTCCAGACACCAGGGCGATGTACCGATCGGCGACCCTATCTCCAGGTGGAAGCAACTCGCTCATGTACCCTCCATCCTAGATGTGATCTTGGTTGACATAGTACCACTTGTCCAGACAAGAAAAGGGAGCCAGGAGGGCTCCCAAATCTTGCCCAGCTAAGCGGCGGCCTCTTCCTTCTTCTCGTCGAGCAGCCCCATCTCCTTGGCCTTGGCCAGGAGCGCCCGCTGCTTCGCGTGGTACCGCTTGTGGGACGCGTAGATTTTGTCCTTGTTCTTCTCGTAGTAGGCCTTCCGCCGGTCCTTCGCCTTCTCGGACTGGTTGTAGGCCTTCCGCGCGTCCGCGGCCTTCGCAGCCGCCTCGGGATCCGTCTTCAGGATCTCGTTGCGCTTCTTCTGGTAGTCGGAGCGCTTCTCACGCTGCGCCTTGAGTCGCGCAACCGCCGCGAGGACCTCCTCCTCCGTCGGCTGATACTCGGCCACCACGTTCTCGGATCCGCTCATACGTCATCTCCTTGAGTTGTTCCCACCTATGGTTACTGACAATCGTCTTCAGGGCGGGTAGTCTGAAGACTGAGTCTTTCCGCACCCACTTGGTCAGCGCATGCTCCACGATGTCCAGGCCCTGTATCGGACTGAACCTGACGAACTGATCCTGGACTCTCATCACTCCTCCCCCACTCTGGAGATGAGCGATAATCTCCCCGTCGAGGCACTGAGCAATCAACTCAAGGGTCGGGACCGGACGGTCCTCCTTGACGCTCGCCTCGCTGAGGAACTCGTCGATCTGCGCTGTCGTGAGGATGGTCTTCTTGGTCCTCCATGTCCGGTTGGTCCTCTCAACCTGCTGCAGACCGCTGGTGATGTGATACCTCATGTGCCCGTGCTCGGCGTTGTGGATGATGCCTCTGTAGCCGACATCTTCCAACACCCGAGCGTTCATCACCTTCGCTAACTGCTGAACCCTTGTCATGATCTCCTCATGATGTGTCTATGATAACACAGGCCCATCTTGAAGTCAACTTTTCATTTTGGGTCTGGCGACCCACCTTCTCGAGCCTCGATGCTCCGGTTCAGCTCCCTCCGTTCCTTCTTGACCATGTCCGCCAAACTGCTGACCTTCGGCTCCTCGGGGATCTTACTCTCAACTACAGCAACAAGGAGTTGATACTGTTTCAGGGTTAGGAAGTACTTCTCCCCGTCGTAGTTGTGAGGGAGGACCTTTCGCAGGTCCTCCTTCATCACACCGATGTACTCCGTGAGTTGCTTGACCCTCTTCAGGAGCCTTCCACGTTCAACCCACTCAGCTCTTGCCACCTCGAGCCTCCTTCAACGCCGCCATCCTCATGTACTGCGGCACTGTGAGATCAGCCTTCTTAGCCGCTTCCCTGATCGTCACAGCCTCCTCGAACGGCATGGTCATCTGAATGTGGACGAACATGCCTCCCTCCCCTGCCGCGGGTCTCTTAGCCATCGGTGTCACGCCCCTTGGGCTTCAGCCCGAGCGCCTCGGCCCTCTTGAGGATGTCCTTGATCTTGGCGTTCCGCGTCTTCATGTACTTCGCCCGCTTCTCCTTGACATCCGGGCGGCTGTTGTACTTCTTCTGGTACTCTCTCCTCTTCTCCCAGTTCTCCACGGCCTTGGCCACCTCAGCGTCATCGGTGACCTCGTCATGCTGCGGATCGATGGCATCCTCACCGAGTGTCTCATTGCACTCGGCGCACATCCCCTTCTCCAGGACGAAGTTGCTCTCCTCGGTACCCTCAACCCACTCCTGCTCGCAGATCGGACACTTGGTCATCTGATTTGCTCCTCTCGGTAACTTTCGATCATACTACCATTATACTACAGGGACTGGCGGTAAATCACGTGTCACCGCCAGCCCCGGTAGAACGTTACCCTTCCGTGATGTGCATCCGAAGCTCGCTGGAGCCCTCGTTCACGTCCTTCTCCAACGTGAAGAGAGCCTTGTACATGTCAGCCTCGGAGATCTGACCTTGATCAACCTCGGCTTCTGCTTCCCACAGCACCTTCAGACCCTTCTTGATCGTGATCTTGATGTTCACTGGCTCAACTCCACGTGGAGCACGGTGATCTCGACACCGGACTCGACAGGCACCTGACCATCGACCATCCCGATCACCTCATCCTGAGCCAAGGCAGGTCCGATCTCGTCATCGGTGACCTTCACCATCATGTAGTAGGTCTTCACTGTCCACTCTCCCCATTGTGCTCGTGCAGGTCCTCGTTCCTGACTTCATCCATGTGATGCTCGATCTCCTCGGTCCACTTCCGACTCAACCTCATGCCCTGCTCCCTAGTCATCTCGTCGCGACTGACCCGCTCAATAACCTCGGAGATAGCCGCGATGCCGACCATGAACCCAGCGTAGAAGCACTTCCTGCTCTCGTTCCACTGCAGGGTCCCGATTGGGATGGCGCTGGCCCTGGCGAACTTGAGCCATTCGCTCTCGATAGTCCGCTCCTCAATGCGGGTGGGTAAGAAATCCTCCTCCAGGGTCATCACCTCCTCTCACGGGCAACCCCTCTTGGGTCTTGTACGGCAGCGGCTCGCACCTGATGAGCATCGTGACCTCCATGTCACAATGTCCGCACTTCAGCTTGTGCACGATGGTCCAATCATCCAGCTGCCGCCAGAAGCTGACATGATCGAGGAACCGCGTACAACTAGGACACAGCATGGGACTATATCCCCCAGAGCCGATGTCCTCATCCT